AGAAAGCAAAGAAAAGACGGCAACCGCACAAATAAATGATAAATGTGAAAGGGAGTGTAATAGATGAGTTATTATCCAATAAAGCTTGATAAGGAAAGAAATTTAAGGTATGGAATGAAAGCTATTAGCTTGATTGAGAAAAAATTTAAGAAACCGATAGGTAAAATCGATATGGACAATCTTACAATGGAAGATGCCGCAACAATCATATGGGCCGGATTGGTGCATGAAGATGATAAATTGACCCCAAACAAAGTAATGGACTTGGTGGATGAATATTCTAACCTTATGGAAGTTACGAAAGCCATGACGGAAGCTATAGGCGAAGCCTTTGGGGCAGAAGAAAGCAAAGGCAAAACCGAAAAAAACGAGTAAGCGGTGGCGAGGAAGAAGAATTTACAACGGAGAAAGCTCTAAAGCTCGCTGCCCGACTTGAGATTCCTGCATCTGAATTTTGGGGGATGACACCTGCTGAACTGAATATATATGCACTGGCGTATGTGGAAAAAAGAGAGGATAGACAGAAAGAGAATATATACCAAGCGTATTTGATTAGTAGATGGGTGTGGCAGAAAAAAATAGATATAAAGAAATATTTGAATACAAGCAAAAAGAAAAAACAAATGACAGATGAACAAATGCTACAACAAGCTAAAATTCTTAATGCGGTATTCGGAGGAAATTGTGTAAAAGAATAAGAAATTACGTTAATTTTTCTTAAAGTTCTTGAAATATTCCAGGAAAATGTTTAATATGGGTTTAGAGGAATATTTTAAAAGGAGGGGGTTAAACATGGGTGTACACGGGTCGCCGGATTTAATACCTAATCAAGAACCGCCGAGAAAAAAGAAACCATTTTATAAAAAATGGTGGTTTATAATAATTATAGCAATAATGGTAATAGGCATAATAGGCGGTGGCGGAGACGAGGAAGAAGAACAAAAAGTTGGCAATGAAATTAAACAAACAACAAGCGAAACGACGACAAACAAAAAAACGGAAGATAAAAAACTTAGTAAAGAAGAAAAAGAGAAAATAAAAGAAGAACAAGCATTAAAAGAAAAAGAAGAATTTATAGAATTGGCAAAAGAATATGATTACGGCGAAATAGAAAGAAATCCGGACGAGTATAAGGGGAAAGCGGCGGTATTCAAAGGAAAGGTTGTCCAGGTTTCCGAGGGTCTGCTTGATACGGTGGTGTACAGAGTGGCAACTAAAGATGAAACAAATAACGTTATTTATGTAGCTTATAAAAGGCCGGATGAAGAAACAAGAGTATTAGAAGATGATATAGTTACAATTTATGGTGAATTAAACGGAGTTACAACGTATAAAAGTGTGTTAGGTGGCGATATAACAATACCGTCGATCAGAGCTAAATATATAAACATTGAATAAATAAATGGGAAGCACTTACAAAAGTAAGTGCTTTTTTAATGCTCCTTAGGGGGTGAAAATATGGCAAAAAGTTCTAACTTTATCGTACGTGGTGGTGCAGATTTTTCTGGTATCAAAAAAGAGATACAAAAAACGCAGGGACAACTAAGTGGATTTCAATCCGGCCTATCTAAACTCATGGGGAAGATTGGAATTGCTTTAGGGAGTATCGCAGTTGGGAAGCTAATAAAAGATAGTACCAAAGTAGCAATGGGCGTTGAAAGCGCTATGGATAATATAAGCCGAAATATGGGTAATAGCTCTAAAGCATTTCAGGATTGGGTAAATACTCAATCCAAGGCGCTGGGCATGGGAAAGGCAGAGGCGTATAAATACGGTTCAACATTTTCTAACCTTTTAAGTAGTTTTCAAAAGAGTACAAAAGAAACAGCTGATAGTACCCAAGAGCTCATGAAAGCTGCTGCAATAATAAGTTCAAAGACTGGCAGGAGCTATGAGGACACTGCAAATAGAATTCGTTCGGGCATGTTGGGGAGCACAGAAGCCATTGAGGATTTGGGCGTATACACTAATATTTCTATGATACAAAGCACTCAGGCTTTTAAGAAATTTGCGAATGGAAAAACATGGGCGCAACTTGATTTTCAAACCCAACAACAAATCCGTCTTACCGCCATTCTGGAACAAGCATATGCAAGATATGGCGATACTTTGGCCGATACCACCGCTACAAGACAATCGCAATTTCTCGCAAGCTTAAAGAATATACAGTTATATTTAGGGCAAGCATTTCTCCCTATATACAACGTCATACTTCCCGCTTTAACCAAGATGGCAGATGCGATAGGCTTTGTAGTTAGCAAAATTGCACAATTCAGCCAAGCTCTTTTTGGAAAGGCAAATGTTGGAGCTGTACAAAATGCGGAGGATACAACGGAGCAAACAAGCGCAATGGCGGGGCTGGGTGATGCGACAGAAGAGACAGGCAAGCAGGCAAAAAAAGCAGGGAAGGAAGCCAAAAATGCTTTAGCCCCATTTGATGAGTTGAATGTTCTATCAAAAACATCAACTTCTTCCGGAGAAGATTCTGGGGGCGGATCTGCTGGTCTGCCAAGTGGGATAGACATTGGCGAGACGGCAGAGCCAAGCGAGGATTCAGCTATAGGACAAATCGCAAAATTAAAAACCGCTATAGAGGACTTTTATAACAACTGGGGTGCAAAGGACATCTTTGATGGTATCAAAGCAGGCGCAGCATTAGTAAATTTTGACGGTATCAAAGAAAATCTCACAACTGCATTTTCGGGTTGGGGCGAAATAGCGCAAACAGCTATAGACGGGCTACAACCTATAATGCAGTCGGCGGGGCAATTGATAGGCACACAATTTAAATATGGAATTGCAATAGCAGGAAATTTATTTGAACCTATAGCGACAGGTTTTGCAAACTTTACTGCCAACATGCAAGGGCCAATTCAGGTCTGGATCGCAGAAACCTCTACTACTATCAGCAAGGGGTTGGATAATCTAACTACAGCTTGGGAAAACATCGGGCAGTCATGGTTGACCAGTATAGAAAAATACAAGCCTGAAATTGAAAAGGTTGCAGAAGATACTTTTACGAATATTGCTAATACATTTATGTTGGTGGGCACAGTGCTTGCGGATACATTTGAAATTATAACCGGGCACATAAAAGATTTTGCAGAAAACAGCAAAGAAGATTTCCAGAAATTTACGGATAGCATTGTAGAAATGTTTACGGATGCCGGAAACTTAGTTAATGAGATATGGTCGGATTCCCTTGGGCTATTAAAAGAATTTTGGGACACGTGGGGAAAAGATTTTGTTGATGGTGTAATGGGTTTTGTGGATGATATAGGAAAGTGGTTTTTGTATCTGTGGAACGAGCTAATTAAACCTATATGGGATAAAATGTTTGAATGGATGAAGAAAATATGGGACGAAAGTCTAAAAGATATTGTTAAAGGGGTATTAGAGTTTGTAGGTAAGGTCGGAGAACTGTTAAAAACTCTATGGGATTTAATTCAGCCGATTATAGATTGGCTATTAAAACATGTTGTGCCCGTAATAAGAGAGGTTTTTAATAAGCTAATGGATGAAATAATTGGGCCCGCCTTTCTAGCAATAGGAGACTTTATAAAAGGCTTATTAAAATCCCTGAACGGAGTATTAGATTTCTTGATTGGAGTTTTTTCCGGAGATTGGGAGCGGGCTTGGAATGGGATAAAAGAAATATTCCAAGGTTTTGCAGATAGCCTGATTGCTATATTCAAAATACCCCTAAATTGGATCATAGATGGGATAAATGATTTTATAAAAGGTTTAAATAAGATAGAAATTCCTGATTGGGTGCCAATTGTAGGAGGTAAGGGATTTAAGATACCCACGATACCAAAGCTAGGGGCAGGCGCTATAATAAACAAGCCTACTATTGCCATGGTCGGAGAAGCAGGCAGGGAAGCGGTTATGCCGCTTGAAAACAACACTTCCTGGATAGATGATTTGGCTGGTAAAATAGCAACAGGCATTGTTTCTACTATGCAGATTACGGGCAATAGCGGGAATGGGGAAGGCGCAACCGTAGTACTAACTATAAACGACAGAAAAATAGCTCAAACAATACTTCCGGCATTAAACGACGAAGCCGAAAGGCTGGGCTATGAGTCAATATTAAGGAGGGGATAATATGATATTAAAAATAGATGGCAAAGCTATTTCTCCTTCTCCATCCGAATATAGTGTGAGTATCATGGACCTAAGTACAGATGCTAACAGGACTATGAGTGGCCTTTTAGTACGTACTGTTGTAGCTACAAAACGGAAAATTCAATTGAGCTGGCCGGCCTTGAACAAAGAACAAGTCAGCCAGCTGCTTAAGGCTGTTTCCCCTTCTTTCTTCCAAGTAGAATATATAGATCCGCAAGAGAACTCCCGGAAAACGGGAGTTTTTTATTGCGGGGATAGAACCGTTTCGGGGCTGATATTCAAAAATAATAACATGTTCTATAAAGACATCAAATTTGATTTGATAGAGAGGTGATATTGCATGTATCCGGTGTCGCAAGAATTTCAGGACAAAGTCAGGTCCTATAATAGAAAAATATTCGGCAAGGTTCAAATAGACTACTCAGATCCCTTCATTGACCAATCGGTACAAATAGCCACAAACGAAAACAACCACACCTCCTATCCAAGACAAATTGCAGATGGGGTACAAGAGCCTATAGGGAAGTATATTGCCTTAGATGGCGCATGGACGCTCGGGAACGATACCCTTGTATTGGCTCCTGGGCCCGGAGAAGAAGAAAAGGCACAAATGGGTTGGTGGGGAAGCTCTCTATCAGATGCGAATGGAGGGTTTGCCACAAATCCAAAATTGACCGTAACATTCTTTTCTCGGCCTATTCGTTCCCTTAAAGTAGTAGGTGACAGCAAGAGAAATGAATTTCCCGTAGACTTCACCATAACCCTATACGGAAATGGAGATGAAATATTGTACCAGGAAACGGTCGCAGACAACACTCAAATAAATTGGAACAAAAACATAGAACAAATAAATGAAGTGGTAAAAATGGAGCTGGAAATTTCTAAATGGAATACTCCTAACAGATGTGTAAAGATACTTGAATTTTTCACTTCTATACAAGAAACATACGGCCAAGATGACATCTTCTCTATAGAGCTTTTGGAGGAAAGAGAAACCAGCTCGGGGAGCTTACCGGTAGGAAATATAAGTTCGAACGAGATAACCATAAGACTCAATAACGAATCCAAAAAGTTTGACATAGGGAACAAACAATCCTCTCTCTATAACCTAATTAAGCCCGGCAGACGTATAAGAGTATGGGCGGGTATGGAAAAGGATAACGGAGAACAGGAGCTTGTCCCTTTAGGTGTGTTTTGGGCTAAAAATTGGAATATCCCCGAACAAAAAGTATATGCAGAATTGGTTGGCAGGGATAGATTGGAAAGCCTGCGCAATACTACGTTCTCTACCTCTATAGTTGAAGTAAATAAATCCCTATATGATTTGGCAATAGAGGTTCTCACAGATGCCGGACTGAAAGAAAACGAATATTGGGTGGACGAAGAATTGAAAGATATTGTCATCCAATATTCCTATTTTGAACCGCAGAGCCATAGAGAAGCATTGCGCAAGATAGCGGAGGCAGGATTAGGACAAGTATACTGCAATAGGGAAGGAATCATCAGGGTAGAAGGTTCTTCTTTCACGCAGACCAGGATTGAAAACTCTATGCTGACAACTTTCCTGAAAGCCGAATTTCCTGCCAACGTAGAGATTGTAGACGCATATGGAA